GCGGTGGCGGGGGCTTTAGTCCTGCGTCTTTTGATTCTTTTTCTGTCGGTGTCTCTGGAAACTTCCCGCTGCTTCCGGGCCGAAGCTTTCCAATTGTAGATTATTTGTTCGGTGCTGGCGGCGCATACTCAGGCGGTGTGCCCGGACTGTTTGAGGGGATGATTTAATTATGTTTAACTTAATATCACCAAGCCAAATGGCACAACTGGTCGAGGCTATAATTGCTAAGTACGGCGGGGAAGCTCAAGCACACGCAGGTCTTGGGCAAACTGCGGGTTACCTGAATCCGTATGTTGACCAAGAGAACAGACCAAACTTTTTGTACGGCACTGGTTTCTTGGGTGCGGAAGCGTCTAAACAAGCTGTTAAGTACCTAAATGAAAAATATGGGTATACGCCAGGATATGGGGCTGGGCCAAAGCCATATTCAATGGAAGAACAGAAAAACGCCACTATGTATGCTTATCAAAATTTGCTTATGCAGGAGCTACAAGGCAAAAACGCAACCCCAAACAGAGACAGATTAAATCAGCAGAATAATATAACTGACCTAGAAAACTTGTTTAATCAGTTTTTTGGTTCTGGTCAACTACCCGGATTCGGTTTGCAATCTGGTTCAGAGGATCAACAATTTGGTTATTCTCCTGAACAATATCAGGCTATGACAAACGCTTATGCACAGGCTTTTGCTAATCCTAACACAATGGCGCAGGCTTTTGGTAATAAACAGGCAGGTCCTAGAAGCATTGTTGGCGGTATGTTATCGTCATTTATAAACAGATAAGGATAACAATAGTGACTTATTTGAATCTTGTAAACAACGTACTAAGACGCCTAAGAGAAGACGAGGTATCTAACGTACAAGATACTGCCTACTCTAAAATGGTAGGTGACTTTGTAAACGATGCAAAGCGTATGGTTGAAGACTCTTGGGATTGGTCTGCGTTGCGTACTACGCTTTCAGTAGATACAGAATCAGGAACTTTTAGTTACATTCTTACTGGTTCTGAAAACCGTGTCAAGGTTCTGTACGCTTATAACGATACGCAAGATGTAGAGCTTCGGTATCAAACTCCTATTTGGTTTGACCAGAAGTACATGATGTCTAGTCCAGAAGAAGGATCACCTGAGTACTACGTGTTTAACGGTGTTGATGCAAACGGAGACACGCAGGTTGATGTTTATCCAAAGCCTGATGGAATCTACACTCTCAGGTTTAACGTGATTCAGCGTCAAGACGATTTAACCTCTAACACGGATTCTTTGAGTGTTCCTGCGATGCCTGTAATTCACCTAGCGGTTGCTCTACTGGCCCGTGAACGTGGAGAGACAGGCGGTACGTCAGCCCCTGAGTACTTCGGTATTGCTGATAAGTACTTGTCTGATGCAATTGCTCTGGATGCACAGAAGCACCCAGAAGAAGTTATTTGGTATACTCCTTAAGGGGATTAGTGCATGGCACAACCACTACAAAGCATTAACTTACTTGCGCCGGGATTCAAAGGTGTCAACACCGAAGACTCTCCGATTGCACAAGATTACTCGTTTGCTGACATAGCGGAGAATGCTGTGATCGACAAGCGGGGACGTATTGCTGCACGTAAGGGTGTCAGCGTAACAACTACAGATAAAACAGAACTAGGCTCAGACCATATTAATAAAATACACTTTTACTACAGCGATGCTGGGTCTGCTAGTGAGACTGTGTTAAGCACAGGCAACAACAAGATTATGTCAGGTGAAGCAACATTGACTGACATTACTCCCGGTTCTTACACAATTACTGATGATAACTGGAAGATTGTAAACTTTAACGATAAGGCTTACTTTTTACAAAGAGGCTACGACCCTCTTGTGTACGATTACAACGCAGGGACACCTACGTTACAAACATTTACAACGATCAATGGGTCTGCTACAGACGCTAAATTTAAGTGTCACGAAGCTATTGCTGCCTACGGACGCTTGTGGATTGCCGACAGCAACGACAATAGTCAGACAGTTTATTTCTCTGATCTGCTGATTGGTAATGACTTTAGTGGCGGTACAAGCGGGTCTATTGATATTTCTAAAGTTTGGCCTGATGGTTATGACGAGATCAAGGGACTAGCGGCACACAACGGGCTGTTAATTATTTTTGGTAGGCACAGTATTATTGCGTACTCTAATGCTTTTCTTCCAGCAACAATGTCTCTCGCAGACACAGTAGCTGGCGTTGGCTGTATTTGTAGAAACTCTATTCAGCACATAGGCACTGACGTATTGTTTATGTCTGATGACGGCTTGCGTAGCTTTGGACGTACAATCCAAGAAAAGTCACTACCTATTTCGGACCTCAGTTCTAATGTTAAGAAAGACATAATTAAATCAATTGAGTCACGCACAGAGCCTACATCGTCAGTGTACAGCCCTGAGAACTCTTTTTATCTTATTACGTTCCCTGACCAGAACAAGACCTATTGTTTTGATTTGAAGGGTCGGCTTGAAAACAACACGTACAGAACAACTACTTGGGATTCTAGTTTATTTAAGTGTTACGAAAGAAAAACTGATGGCACGTTGCTAGTAGGTAACTCAGAAGGAATCGGTGAATACACAGGATACCAAGATAACGGCAGTACGTATTCTTTTAAATACTACAGCCCTGCTTTAACTTTTGGTGATTCTAGTAAAGGCAAGATGCTCAAGAAGATTAATCCTACTTTAATAGGTGGTCCTGATACTACCGTGTTTCTTAAGTGGGCGTACGACTTTGACAGTTTTTATAACACTAAGGAGTTTTTAGTATCTGACCAAGTACCTTATTTCTACAACGAATCAGCTACTGAATACACTGTTGCTGAATTTACTTCAAACATTGACGTAATATCTAGGCCAAAGATTAACGGAACTGGTTTTGGATCTTTGGTCACAATAGGGGTAGAAGCAGACATCAACGGTTATGAGTTTTCAATCCAAGAAATTAACGTATTAGCACTTATAGGACGAACATTATGAACAGATTTAATCAATTACCAACTGGACCTTATGCTCCGGGCCAAGGGCGTCCTATTGGACCTCCCGGTAGCGGTGATGTCGGGCCATTAGGGCCAATTATGACACACGGTACTATTAACGGACCTAGTATTCCTCCCATACGTGGTGGAGGTTTTCAACAGCCTGCTCCCATGTCCCAAGGCGGCGACCCTATGGGTCAGGTTGAATTTGGCCCCTCACAGGTAGCGCCAATATTTAATCCCCCAGCGGCAACAGGTGGTGTGGAGCCTGCACCGGGTTACGCTCAAACAGGTGGTCATATGCCTGCACCGGGGTTCAACCCACAGACGGGCGGTGGCTTCCAGTTCCACCCCGGATATGGGGGTGCACAAACAGGCGGTCATATGCCTGCACCGGAATTTGACCCTCGGTATCTCACAGACGACCGCTTTCACCCCGGATACGGCTCTGTCAGCCCCGGACCTCGCCCCTTTGGACCTCAAAATTTGTTCGGTGTCGGTAACCCCTTCATGGGTATATTCGGTGGTGGCTTTAATCCCTTCATGGGTGGAGGCTTTGGCGGCTTCGGTGGCGGCTTTAATCCCTTCATGGGTGGAGGCTTTCAGGCTTCTCCGTACCGCCGTCGAGGGATGTTCAGTAACTTCATGGGGGGAATGTAAAAATGGCCCTTGGCTTTCTTTCTGATTTTATTAGTGACATAGCGGGGAGTTTCTACGGTAGTATACCGGAAGAAATTCTGGGTCCGTTCTTAAACGAACTGCCTCAGATTACAGCCCCTGAGATGTCATTTAAGCCGTTTACGGTAACAGACGCCTTTGGTGGTTCTATTATGGCAGGCCCCGAAGGAACTACTTATTCTCTGTCTCCTGAACAACAAGCGTTGCAGCAGATGTTGTCTGGCGGGGCTGTTGACTTTTTCCAGCAGGCTCAGATGGATCCTGCGTTACGCGAGCAAGCTGTATTTGACCGCATGATGGAAACTATGGCTCCGTCTCAGGAACGCGAGAGGTTGGATCTAGAGAGTCGTCTGGCCGCACAGGGACGCTTAGGTGTACAGACTAACCAGTTTGGCGGTACTCCTGATGCGTTGGTACTCGCTAAGGCGCAGGAAGAAGCCCGTAACCAAGCTATGCTAGGTGCTATGACTCAGGCTCAAAAGGAGCAGGCACAACAAGCAGCCTTGGGTAGTCAGTTCATGCAGCAGAGCTACGCACCACAGCAGGCTATGTTGTCTGCAATGAGTCCTGCGTTGAACGTTGCTTCTATGGCTGATCTTGCTGCACGACAGAACGCTCAGAACCAGATGCAAGCACAGATGGCTAATCTTGATGCCTACTTGGGCCAAGGCTCTGGTCTTGCTAATCTTTACACTGGTATGTTTAGCGGCGCTATGGGTCTTGCTGGTGGTCTTGGGAAAGGTCTTATGGAAATATTCCAAGGTGCTGACCCGTTTAACTGGTTTGGATAAGGAGACTCTACAATGAGTAACGGTTCAGTTTTAGCTCAGTCAGGGGCCAACATTGGTCAGATGCTGGGCTCTGGTATGCGCGGCCTTGGTGGAAACATTGAAGGTATGCTAACGGGCGTTGGAGAAGGTATAGGCCGTAGAGGTATGGAAAAGGAGGCTGCACAACTCCTAGCGGCTAACAAAGACAACCCTGCGGCCCTCATGGAAGCAGCACGTAAGTTTGCCATGCAAGGCCACAAAGAAATAGCTGCGATGTTTGAGAAGGCTGCTGAAGCTGCTACGCAGAGACAAGCACAGGGTGCTGTTGCGGGAACGCTGCAGCCCGGAGTTACACCAGAGCAGATGATACAAACAGCCCAGCAGTTGAACTCTTTAGGCAGAATAGAAGAAGCTATGGCTCTTGCAGGTAAAGCCAGAGAGTTAATGCAGACTACGCAAGAAGGTCAGGCTCTTCAGCGGCGTAAAGAAGCCATCGCGGAGTCCGCTAGAAAACTGGGGATGGAGGAGTTAGCTGAACGTGCGTTAGAAACGTCTGACGAAGAGTCACTCAGGGCTATTCAAAAAGACCTTAGGGATTATGAGAGAAAAGAAGTCATAAAAACTCGTGGCATACCGGGACGTAAAGCACTCGCTAAAAACGCGGGTCTTGAATACGAGCCGTACATGAGCGACCTGTCAGATGACAACTTTGCTAAACTTCTGGATGGAGCGGGAGCACAGCTTAAGACTTTTATAGCGCCTGATGGCACAGAGCTGATGCTAGAGGTTAACAAGCAGAGCGCGAAAGTAATGGACCCCGAAAGCGGCAAGTTTGTACGCGCCAGTGAGCTTGGGTTACGTCCAGCGCCTAACAGACAGCAAGTTGAAAACATTGCTAACTTTAAAAATGAAAAGCTAGCAGAAGCGGGTATTGAGCACTTTAAGAAACTTCACGATGATACGGTGACAGTTGTTCAGTCACTAAACAACATTGAAGAAGTTTTGCCTTTAACTGACGAAATGATTGCAGGTGCTACGGCACAGCCAGAGTTGTTCGTTCGTAGAATACGTGCGGATTTGTCCGAAGCTCTTGGGCTAGATCCAGAAGACGTAGCGTTGACTAACACTGAGCAATACATTGCACTGGCGGCACCGCGTGTTGCTGCTATTATTAAGGCCTTTGGTGCAGGTACTGGATTGTCAGATGCTGACCGTGAGTTTGCTAATAAAGCTGCTGCTGGCGAAATCAGCATGACTGCGGAATCTTTACAGAGAATATTGAAGATTCTGAAAAAGGCTGGAGAAAACAAGCTGTCTATGTACAATCAAACGGTAGAAGCGATGCAGAACAACGGAATGAGTCCTGCGGCTAATGGTTTTGTTTTGCCTGCTAGAACGCAACGCACCGTTACTGTAGAACCGCCTACTGACGTACCACCACCCGCTGGCTTTGTAGAGGACGCTACCCCATGAGAACAGCCACTAACCCAGAAACGGGTGAAAAGGTTTATTGGGACGGAAATAAATGGGTTCCGATGAAAACCGCAACGAATCCCGAAACCGGACAAAAACTTGGGCTTATTCAGGGTGAGTGGACACGCCTATCGCATCCCACGGAAGAGTACGTAACGCGCATGGAAGGCTTTATGGAGCGTGTGCCTCAAAAAATAGAAGAGGGAAAACAAGAGTATGCGAAAAGGGTAGAAGCGTTAGATCCTTTAGAGAATCCAATGCTTCCGTTTGCAGCAGAAGTTACTAGTGCTGTTGCAACTACTGCCTTAACTGCTGGCGATGTTTTAACAGATTATGTTTTAACGTCGATACCTAACTCCGTAAAGGAAGGCGCTGAATCAGCTTACAACGCTATCAAAGATGCTGAGTGGTTTCAAGAAGCAATGCGCTTTGCCTCAATGGGGTACGATGAATATCAAGCGTGGAAAACGCAAAACCCACAAAGAGAGGCTCTTGTAGATAACGCGATAGACCTTGGCGTTTTGTTTAGCCCTAGGCCTGATTTAGATTTGAATATAGATCCGGTGGAAAGAAAATTCAGGGGGCGCTCTAGCAAAGCAAACATTGAAAAAAGACGCTCTGGTATTCAAACGCTAATAACTCCTGAGTCTTTTGGGCCAACTGAGGTAGTAGAAGAAGTAGGACCGCTTAGACGACAAAAATGGGTTCCAGACGAAAAAAGTTCTGAAATCATCGGTGTACTAGAAACAATAGATACTGTAGATCCAAACAGGTCGTACACTTACAACATGAACATGGTTTTACGCCACGTTGGTGAGCAGGCTGAACAGCTTAAAAAGTTTATACGTCAAGCAGGAAACCCTAAAGTTGACTCTAGTGCGTTGGTTGCTGAAATGACAGCGGCCCTTAACGCCTTTAAAGAATCAGCAGGATTTCGTGGAATTACTCCTGATTCCCAAAAGATTGTTTTAGAGTTGGCGAACGATGCTTTGGCTTTGGTAGAAAAACATGGTAAAAACGCAATGGGTTTGCTAGAGGCTCGTAAAGAGTTTGACCGTTTGTTAAGCGACGCATACACAGACGTTCTAGACCCAGCTTCAGCGACAGGTAGAGCAAAGGCTGCTAG